GGTTATTTCATCGAGCAAAATCAAATCCGTCGCTTTTCTCAGCACTATTTTGTGGATCTTCCTGATGATCCATACCTGCGCCACGCTCAATCGTGGCTTTCCTCTTTGATCTTCTCTGGTCCTATTAATCACTATAATTACCAGTCTGCTCTTGGTGTCGCTCTCCGAGAAGCCGGTGACAAGTCTCCCGGCTTTTTCTGGAAAAATCTTGGCTTCTTCAGTAAGAAGGACGTCATTGAAAAATGCGGTGATCTCCTCGCTTCGCGAGTTGGAGAATACAGTAAGCATCGAACACCTTGGTACTTGTGGAGTACCGCTTTGAAGGATGAAATGACCTCGAAAAAGAAGATTGACGCGCGTGATACGCGTCTCTTCTTCGTAGGTCCAATCGAGCACTACCTCGCAAGTATCATGCAATTTGGTGCGGTCACTGAAACCGTATACCTGACTGCTGGTCAACACCCCATACTTGTCGGCCTGTCCAAAGGCCGTGGACACTGGGTTGATGTTGTCTTCAAGCGGTTGGGCGACGAAAACTTTTCTGTTGATGCCAGTAAATACGACACATCCCTTGTTGCTATTCTAATCTATCTTGCTGCTGAGATTTTGATCGCTCATGCCCCTGACGCTCGAGTTGCTTATCAACTCGTTATCGAGAGCATATACGCCCTGGTAGTTGATGCCAGTGGTCACGTGTTCTGCAAGGAAGGTGGTAACCCCTCTGGTGGTTACCTTACTCTTGTTCTCAACTGCCTTGCACAAGCTCTCTTGATAGTCAGAGCGAATCTAATTCATTGTGGTTGTATCCCGATGAAAGATCTCCTGCTTAAAATAGTAGGAGACGACGGACTCTACACACCTTTGCGGTGCTCCTTGACTCCGCAACAAATCATAGATCGGTTCGGTGACTACAACGTCACCTTGAAAGAGGTCGAAGTACTCCTTCCGTCGGAAGTTGAGTTCTGTGGTGTTATGTACCAAAATGGCACGCTTGTTCCTCGTGTCAATAAGTTCTATGCATCCATGTTCTATGGCAAGAACAAGGATCCTGTTCATCGGGCTGCTCGTTTGCAGTCCTTGTGGATGGAACTATTTGAACACCCGTTAGGCCTTAAAACTCTCGACTACGTCGTGCTCTTTTCCTTGATGCACCGTGTCAGCATTCACATGAAGTGTCTTTGTGAACTTCTAGACCTTCGATATGGAGCGGTCTGCTGTAATAAATTATCCGCTTTAAAAATTTCATACGATGAGTGCTGCTCGTTTTGTCGGACGATCTACTGCCCGCGCTGTAGCGCCTGTACGCCAGGCCGCAGCGAATCAACCTTCCTCACGCCAACGTCGAGTCCGACGTCGCCGCGTTCCAGCCCGTCCCCGCCAGCGAGTGCGTCCCCAGAGACGCGCTCGTGCAGCTCGCGCTCCGGCGCGGGCTGCAATGGTAGGCACAGCCGGGACTAACGTCTCCGACTGTGCATGGGACTACGCCGCCTGTCTCATGAATCCCTTCGATGGCCCTCTTGCTTGCTATCCTGATTCATTTGCTCTCCCTTCATCACGCTTTCGTGTTCGCAAAATCTTTGATTTGAAGACAGGCAATTCCGGAGGCTCTGGCTCTGGCTACGGTTTTATTTGTTTCGATCCTATTGCGGGATGTAACAATAATTCCGATTGTGTGTACCTCACTGATGGTGTGTACACAGCCGACCTCTTCACCACCTCCACTGGAGGTGGTGTGAGCTCTGGCAAACTCGGTACTGGTATGTTTGCTACTACCGATTACGGCACGACTTCTAATCAATTTCGTGTCGTTTCTGCGGGCATCCGTATATGGTATACCGGGGCCTTGCAAGACTGCGCGGGTCAAATCTTGACCTATGAGGCTCCCGATCATCAGTCCCTCCAGAATCTTGGTTGGGGTGACCTCACTGCTCGTTCTGGCGTCCATCTTGTGCCAGTCCGGGCGGGCCAAAAATCTACGGTTCGTTCATCTGGACCGAAAAACCCCACTGAGCGTGATTATGCCATCTCCACAGTTGCCACTGGTAACCTTGGTCCTTGGCTTGGCGTCATGCTCTCAGGCCCCACTGGCCTAACTTTCACAGCGGAAGTCTCACTTGTCTACGAGATCGTGGGCAAGCAGAATCAGAATCCTATGCCTGCGAAGCAGGATGCTGTGGGTCTCTCTCACGTTAACACCGTGATCAACTCCCTTGGTCCACAAGGGTTTTCCAACATTTTCAAAGATGTTGATATTTGGCCTCGACTCATTTCTGGTGCGTCAAGTGTTGCCAAAGTCGCTCTCGGTATGTCTGCCGCGGCGGCCACGCCTGCCGTTGCAGGTATTCTCTCGCAGTTGAGAACTCCTGGCCTTGGAGTGCTCCCGCGAGTCCTCATGTAATGAGGTGAAGATTGGCTCTCCTATTCGGAGATCGAGCTCTTCTCTAGTTCTAGGTTTTATGGCGATGCCTTTCCTAC